TTGGTATGTTTGAAGAATACGGTATTTGGGGTGGAACTACACCTGAACAACGTAGACGAATCAGACGTTATGAACAGGATTAGGGTCAAACAAGCCCTGTAAGCCTGCTACACGCCTTTTAGGTATAAATACGAGTATCTATACGCTGAAACGCTTATTTAGCCTTATCCGCAGGTTTTTCTGCTTTTTGGATTGCATCATTAGCACCCTTAGCAACAGTTTCACGAGTCGCACTACCTGTAGTAGCAATCGCATAACCCACCGCAGCTACAACGCTCAACATCAAAGTTCCCCAAGCAACTAAAACACCGTTCAACCATGAACCTGTAAGAGCTGCACCAACACCAGCCGAACCACCCAGAATAAACAAGAAAATACCAAACCCACGCCAAGCAAGTTCACCTAAAACGCTTGCAATAGCCTTAATTCTTGTAGCAACAGTATTTTTCATTTTTAACCTTTGTTTTCTAGTATGTGTTTTAGCGGATCAATCAAATCTTTATAGGCACACAAATGGATTTCAGGATTACTCCACGACTTGTTTGCTTTACCAATACTCAAATGTAGGTGAGCTCCAGTAGAAAAACTACCGCTCTTGTATTTGCCCCCACCAACTTTACCTAAAACAGTTTTACCGCCCACAACCTTATCGCCCTTAGCCAAGTCAGACTGCTTTGCTAAATGAGCGTAAAGAACCCAATAACCGTCTTTAGCACTATGCACAACAAACCAGCCCAACCCATCTGACCACTCGTTCATAAACACAGTGCCATCAGTAATAGCTTTGATAGGGGATAACTCTTTAGGACTCCAGTCCTGTCCCCTGTGCGGTCTGCCATTACGGTAGGGGGCTAGATTGCCGAACTCATCGTTACGAGTAGCAGGCGGGAACGGCTCAAAGTATTTTGCAGTCATAAGGGTAGTTTATCAAACGCTTAGAACCCTAAACCCTTAGTAACAATCAAAATAAGACTGCTAGTGATAACCGCTGTAATCAACGCAGGAATCCAAGCAGTAGTGTTAGCTTGCTTTTCTAAATCACGAATACGATTCTCGTGATCCCTAGACGCTTCCAGAATCTGTAAACCCTGTGTTTTTAGAATCTCAATGTCTCGCACAATCTGCAACAACAAAGTCTGATTAGTGGGTTTAGTTGGTTCACTCATCTGCAGTCATCTCCACACCACAAAAACAACACACAACAGGAATACCATCAGGATGCGGATAATGTTTCTCGTCCCCCATAGCACAGTTAACAGTTTTACAAGTAATAGTTTCCATGATTATCCCGCCGCAGTTCCGCTAGTCATTTGAATAGCAACACCCGAAACGATCACGTTAGCTGCCGAAGTAGCGTTACCGTTGTTACGCAAACCAACAGTTACAGTTCCAGAAGTAACCGCAGAAATATATGCAGTCAAATATTGATCTCTACTAGAAACAGTTACAAGCGGTGCAACAGCAAACCTAGAAGCAGGAAACGCAACTGCAGTAGTTACAGAAGTATTAATTGCAATAGTAGCGACCTGTGTATAAGTAAACGCTGAAGAAGCATAAGGAAGCTTAGTAAAGTTTCCGTTCAAATCGGATGCGGTCAAAACCTCACCAATAGTCCAAGTCTTTGTGCCTGCCATAATTTTTCTCCTAAAACCCTATTTTATCTAAGCTAAAGTATCTGTATCAAGAATACCTAAAAACGTTGAATCAAGTCTAAAAGACAAGTTATCCAGCGAAGCAAGATTAAAAGTTACTGCATCACGTTCAAGATCAGAATTAGAACTAATACCTAAAACCTGATAATACTTATCGACACTAGAACCTGTATTAGAAGGCTTAAAAGCAACCCTAACAAGATCTCTAATTTCAATACCCAAAACAATAGTTTGTTGAGCTGTAGTCAAAGACTCTAAAGCAACAGTCAACTGCTCTGCCCTATATTCAGGCAACCTAAATTCACCCAAAAATCCTGAAGCAATCTCATCAGGCTTAGTAACAGAAGTAGTTAAATTATCTGTCTGAACATAAGTTCTTAAACCATACAAACCTTGACTAACAGTATCTTCAACAACCGCAGTAGCATTTACGCCTATAACCTGAACATTGTTGTAAAGCTGTTCCGAAGCATAAACAACTTGTAAATCCGTAAAAGGTATAGCAGTTCCACCAAAAGTTACTTGCGAATTAATATCAGCAAAACTACGAACTGCAGCTGCAGTAGCAGTAGAAGCTACACTCGTAACAAGCCCAGAATAAGACTCATAAGGTAAACCACTCCAACCCACAGAATACGCAGTAGCCGCACTAGAAATCAAAGGATTAGTTGTGCCATCAAAATAGTTGGTGTAAGAACTAGCTCGCTCAAACAACCAACCATCAGCGATAAAGAAATCACCAGCAGCAGTTCCACCAGATCGTAAACTAACATTAAATCCTGCAACATTAGGTTCGGTTAGAGAATATGTTATCTGTGTCCAGTCAGCACTAGAAACAGCAGTAGCTCCAATACCAATAGTCCTGACAGTTGCACCGGTGTTGTCGTAAATATATAAATCACCAGTAATACCAGCTACAAGTCCTGGTCCTCTAAAGTAAGCACTAAAAGTATAGTTGGTTGCAGTGCCTTCAGGATTGTATTTAGCAAAATTGTAATCATAATACTCCATTTGATATCTAAAAATATCTAGGTTTACATCTGCAGCATTAGTGTAAGCACTTAAAATAGGTGTCGCAGTCCATCTTCTTCCACCATAAATCCAGCCCATTGTTTCGCCTGTATCAAGAAGTTGCTGATAAGTCCTAGCATTAGCACTACCCGGATAAACAATCAAATTATTTCTAGTGGTATTCGCCCAAGTGTAATCAGTAAAACTACGATCCTTCATAACCATTACAGCTGAAGCATTGCTAAAGAAATCGGCAGGTTCACTGCGAGCTAGATTCTGCATGTAAGACAGAACATTATCGCCCGCATTATTTACATCTGCCCCAACAATAGTTTTACCTGAATCAACCAAAGCATAAGTAGAAGCATCAAACCCATTATCTTTAAAGACTCTATCTATGCGATCTCCTGTAGTTTCCACCACTTTTTGAATACCATAATTTATATCAAAATAAAATCCTGGTTCATCTGCAAACTCTGCTTGACCCACTTTGTAAATGAGATCTAAAGCAGTAAGCGTAGCCTGACCATTTAACCCTGATTCATCATAAGTAAAATCCCAGTTCTGAATTGTCCCTGTAAAACGCCTAATATTATTACTTCTTATACGAACGAAGCCTGCAGGTTGAATGAGCGTATAACCATTTACTGCATCCCATAGGGGACTGCTCGTGTTTAACGGATCAAAGATACGACTATTGTTTACAAAAGTTATTGAAATTGAACCTGCGGAGTAGTCATCTAAACTACGATTTATACCACGATTTATAGAAATGCTCTGAACCCATTGCGTTACATTGATTAGCGAGCTTGCACCAAAAGCAATTGCAACTTCATAGGTAGGTAAAGGCATTATCTAGCTGCTCTACCTGTCGCAAAACTAAAAGGCAAACTACCGTTTTGTTTTATGTATCTACCTAAAGCATCAACAGTAGCTTTCGGGTCAGCGTTAAGAACATTTATAGTTACATTAGGAACTGATCTCTTACCACCTAATATAAACGGATTACTTGGATCATAAGGCAACGCCATAGCACCTGTAAAAGTGGCTGCAGTAACATTTACAGTTAGACTTTTAGCTTTTAAGCCTGGGTCAATGCTAGCTTGAGCAGCTTGGGAAGCTGCATATGTAGCAACCCCAGAACCAACAGCAATAGCAGTAATGGGATTGATTCCACCTGCAACACCAGGAACACCGCCAACTGGAGTGCCACCTCTAATAGCAGTCATAGCTGCGATAAGTCCAGCAATGGCTTTACCGCCAGAAGCTAACATCATAATTCCCTTTAATGCAAGTAACGCAGGCAATGCAGATACTAAGTTAGATACAAGAACGCCAAAACCCTTCATAGCATCACCATCACCAAACAAAGCAAAGAAATCTTGCACACCCTTAAACGTATTTTCAACAGCAGTTTTGATGTTAGTAAACATTTTGCCAGCTTCTGTTTTAGGATCAGAAATATCTTCAACAAATTGTTGAACAACAGGAATCACTTTATCGTTTAGGTATGTAACAAAAGTGGTAAACATTGGGAGCAAAGCAGTTCCAAGAGTTGTTTTAGCTTCTTCAAAAGATGCGGTCAAAATTCTTTGTTGGTTAGCAAGTCCACCAGAAGTTCTAGTAAAATCGCCTTGTTGTGTTGAAGTTTGTTCTAAAATAACAGCGTTGCGAGCCAAAATCTTTTCTTGTTCGGTCATAGTAAAAGTAAAACCTTTGGCGGTTTTGGTCATAGTTCCCAAACCCATAGCCATACCTTTATCTTTAACAATTTTGTCTGTAAGTAAAACACCGTATCGTCTTAAAGGTTCAGATTCACCTCTAAGACCTGCACCTAAAGCATTTATGGCATCATCAACACTTGTGTTATTAAAAGAAGCTAAATCTGTTGCAAGAGTGATTAAAGAAGTGGAAAAAAGAGCGTTATCTTTGGATGCTAAACCCGCAGCTTTACCGAAAATACCAAAAGTTTTGGATGCAGTTAAAACCTGCGTTGAAGTTTGACCTAACTCTGTATTTGCAGTGCTTGCAAAGTTTTGAATAGCAGCTGCACCAGCTTTACCAAAAATCTGTCCTACAGCTGCAGTTTGTTCCGCAGCATTGCTTGCAAGGGTAACAATGTCCATCAAGCTATCAGAAATTTGCTTTAAACCAATACCTATACCTAAAGCACCAATACTTTTGCTGAACCCGCCAAAACCTGACTTTGCTTTACGCAAACCAGAGTCATCAAACTTAGATAAGAGTTTAATAATTACAGACATTAGCCGAGCCTTCTATTAACAATTTTGGAATACTTTTCCCACACTAATTTTACTTCGCCTTCCATACCTGGAACTGAAGCATCACCAGCCTTATAGAAAAAGTTATATAAACCAGTAGCCTTAACTTTGCGGATCAACGCTTCGCCCTGACCATTGTTTCTGTGCCTACGCACACCACCCTTATACGGATATTCCCTCGTAGTTGCATATTTGGCTCTACCAGAACCCTTACCTGCAGTAGCAATCATGGCAACACCAGGCGATCTTAGCCAAATACCAAACAAGCTAGTAGTCGCATATTTGCGTGAACGACTTGAACTAAATCTTGGAATTACATTATCTGGAGTGATAACCCTGTTCTTATATTTACCGCCAGTCCAGCTCAAACGACCATCACCATTGTTATTAAACTTACGATCATTCATGCTTGTGCTTGTTCTTGGAACGCTCATACCAGACATAGGTGAAGTAGAAGGAATCACGCTTTTAATCTCGTTTATTGCAGGTTTTGTAATGGCTTTCATTTCCCGCAACATCTGCTTCTTCAAATCAGGTTCAAGTTGATTCAATGCTTTCAAAATAGGCTTGGCATCAAAAATAACGTCAGGATTCTTACCTAACGCATTTGCACGTTTAGTAAAATTACCCATCTTCACCACTCCGTTGAGATCGTAAAGCAAATATCATAGTATTTAACATCCGATCAGTTTCTTGCATCAACACTGACGGTGCGATACCTGTAGCAACCGCTAGATTTGCAATTAACCAGTGATGCGAATCAACGCCCAAGCTGTTTATTCTTTTGGGTCTGCAACCTCAACTTTTGCAACACTTTCAATCCACAAATCAAACTCTTGTGTAGTTTTCTTTAATCTTAAAGTTGCAAGCCAAGATAAATAAAGTAAGTGGGTTACTTTCTCTAACTTGTCTATACCAATGTTAAAGTAGGCTTCCCACTTCACTAAATCAGTGGCACTAGATAGCACTTCAATAACAGTCCCATCAGTCAACTCTATGCGTAGGTTTAGTTGATTCATTAGGCTACAGCTCTCGTAACTGTTCCGTTGGTAGGCCATGTAACAGAGAACGTAGCAAGATCACCAATCTGACCTGAAACAGGAGTTAAATCAGTAACCAAGCAAATTGCAGTATAGCTTGGATTGGCCGAGCTGACTGCAGAACTTGTTGGCTTGATAACTACTGTTGCGTTTGAACCTAACAAAGGCCACAGAGTAGCATCAACAGTAGAAGCTGCATAATCTTGATTGAACGCTAAAGTAAGTGAACCTTCTTTAAGCCCTGCAACACGAGTAACCCAAGTGCTACCAAAAGTAGTTGTTGTTACATCGTTAGCCGAAGCCTTTAGTTCAACTTGTGTAAGGTATGCAGCCAGTGCGGTAGATCCGTTAATTGTAACGCTGAAATCTGTTGCGACAAAAATTGCCATTTATTATCCTTTATCTTGCGAAAACTTGAACCGAGAATTCGGCACTCAAATAGTCTATTCCATTTATACTAACAGCCCCATAGGCAGATAGTTCTGGCACAAACACTTCATAAGCATTACCGCCCAAAGTGCGATCAGACTCCAAAGCATACTTGACTGAACCAGAGCCAGGTGCAACTAAAACATCTAGCGAAGCCTGTGCTGTTCTTTCACTAACACGCCCAACAACAACCGTAACCTGAAACGTATACTCAGCCATAGAACGCTGATTCTGTTGATTGTAATTAACCTTCGTCAAGCCAATCATTGCCATAGGCGGATTGACTAAATCAGGTAGCGTATCCACAACTCTCAAACCAGAGATAGTTTGTAGGTTAGTTGCCAAACCCTGCCTAAGCAAACTTATAGACATTATGCCCCAGTTCTTAGAAGCCTAAACGGATTGATTAGTTGTGCAACATCACCGTCAATGTTCGCCCCAACACGCATAATGCCGATATCAGAAACACCTGCAACACCTAACGGAGATTCTAAACGCTTAAACAATCTTGAAGCCTGAATGATTGCAGCAAACTTTATAGGCTCTGGCGTGGTTGCCCAACCATAAGTTCCTGTAACTTTTACTAACGCCATCTCTGCCCACACAGGGAACAAATAGTTATCGGTTGCAGTAATAGAGGTGTAAGGCGAATACGCTCCGTTAGCACGTTGATTAGGGTTTAGCAGCTGATAGTCGCCTGCCTGCCAAGTCGTATCAAAGATAAGCGGATCAGTGCTTGCAGTCTTAATCTCGGTTATCGCCTGTGCATCATCAATCAAACAAATAAAACCATCACTTGCCTGATAGTAACGAACCTCACCTGGCGAACCTGAATAAAAGTATCTGTTGCAATACTGGTCAATCATTCTTGAAGCAGAGTTAATGCTGTTCTCAAGCAACGCATCATCAATAGTGTCTGTGATACGCAGAGCTGCTTTTACATCTGCAAGAGTGCAATACCCATTAGTTACCGCCAAAATAAACTCCTAAAGTCAATCTCTAGTTTACCTTAGTTATCTCAATAAGAATATCGTCAGCCCTACCCTTAACTGCAGTCTGATCATAAACCTGCACAGCCATACCTGTAAAGGCAACTATCTTTTCAACTAAAGACTTAGCAACATCCATACCCAAAACATCCTCAATGAAATATTTACCGCCAATAAGCAAATAATCCCACAAGTTATACAAGGCAGTTATTTGAGCTTCATGGGTATGAGAACCGTCATCAATAATGTAGTCAAACTTACCTGTAACTAATTCTTTGATTTGAGCCTGTTTAGTTGCATCACAAAGCAACACCTCAAAACCTTCAACATCAAAAATTAGCCTAGACAAATCAATGTCTAAACCCACAATACGAGAATTAGGCAAATAGTCTGCCCACATCTTTAAGGAATGACCCTGCCAAACACCAATCTCTAACAACGACTTACCTTTATCTGCAGAAATACGTTCAGCATAAATGTCTATGTAACTGTGTGCAGTGCCTTTATCTCCACCGCCATCAGCCATCTGATAAGACTCATAGACATCCTGCAAAGTTTTCATATCAACCTTTGAGTCCAAGTTTTAGGGGTCAAATCAGAATCAATCTCAATAGGTAAATGATATTCAAAATCTTTCACTCTAGGTCTAATCCAATCAACCAAATCCTGTAACCCCTGATCTAAACTGACAGTCGTTTCATACCCTAAAAGCTGTCTAGCCTTACCTGCACTACATAAAGCAATAGGAACTTCTTGCGGTCTGCCAGGCATAAAAATAGGTGATAACTCAAAACCAATAATTGCTGCAAGTCTTTCAGCAAGGTTCAAAATAGTTATAGGCGACTCATCAGGGCCAACATTGATAACCTGCCCCACAGCTTCAGGGGATTCACAAGCCACCAAAATAGGTGCAACAACATCTTTAATAAAACT